CCAACTATTCGTCGAGCTTGATCGTCAAGACCAACATGGTTGAGCAGAACATCTCCTGGACGTTCGCGCCGTACGACACCGACATTTACCCGATCATCTAACAACAACCCCCAACACCCCCACAATCCATGGCAGACGAAATCCAAATGACGGCCCGGCTGTACGCAGCCAAAGGCGGCGCCTACCTTCCCAGCGTCACCTACACCAAGAGCGTGACCATGTCCGGCACCGACATGGGCAGCCAAACCCAGATCATCGGCACCACCGTCGAGGCCTTGGACGTGCCCGTCGATGTCACCGCACCCTACAAGCTCCTAGTGAGCAACCTAGACTCCACCAACTTCGTCGACCTCGGATTCGTATCTGGCACCTACACGATGCGCATCCCGGCCGGTGAGACCATGCTGATCCCTTACGTTGCATCGGGCCAAACGCTCTACTTCCGAGCCGATACCGCCGCGGTGACCGTGCAGGCCACCTTCTGCGAAATCTAACGAACCACCCGCCATGGCAAACGAAGTTCAAATGTCGGCCAGGCTGTTCGCCGCCAAGGGCGGGGCCACCATCGACGGTACAACCTACACGGTGACGGCCAACATGACCGGCACCGATATGGGCCAGCAGACGCAGGACGTCGGCACAGGCTCCGAGGCCCTCGATCTGACGGCCGACCTCTCGACGCCGTACCGCGTGTTGATCCGCAACCTGGACACCATCAACAGCGTGCTGGTGGGTGGGTACGACTCGGTGATCACACCGAATATCGTTTGGCCCATCCGAATCGCACCCGGCGAGTTCTGCCTTTTGCCGCGCATCGACTCAGGCTGGACCACACTGGTCAAATCCAGCTTCGGCACGGTCAAAATCATGGTGCAGTTCTGCGAGCTGTAAGCCATGGCTTTACAACTGCCAGCTAAACTCTCGGAGCGCGGTCTAAAGGCAGACCATGCCCGAGCCATTAACCAACTGATCGAGGCCGTGCGACGGGTGCAGATCGTCGCCGGCCCCGGTCAGCGTGTGGAGCAGAACGCCAACGGCACGGTGCTGAAGACGCAGCCGGCCGTCACCCAGACAGCCGAGGAGTCTTGGTTCTATTGACCCATGCCATTCGCCACCAGCCGGACCGACCGGATGTTCACGGCCCGGAACCTGAACAGTCTTTATGCGCGGTTTGACAAGAAATGTCAGGCAGCGCTGAACGGGATGGGTCCGCTCTGGGCTCAATCAAGGTTTTCTTCCGCCTATTGGTCGGCGCCGTTCCCTTACGGCGTCTGGTACGTTTACCGGAACGACCCCCAGACAGCTTTAAGACTCAAGGACGATGGCGTCGTGCCCGACCCAAGCATTCCCGGGATCGGTTATTACCGGGACGAGCACAGTCAGGTGACCACACAGATCGAGTTGTCCAAGCTCGAAAATAAATACCTCGATGTGGCCGGCGGCCAGGTCTACGTCGATCATCACAGCACCGTAGGGGATACGTTCACTTGCGACGTCGGTTCGATTCACTACAGCTTCGAGCTTCTCCGTCGGGAGGTGGCCGGCATCGAGTACGATGTGCACCTAGGATGGGATCCGGATCCTGATTCAGGACTGACATCCTATGTGCGCGGAAGCCTTGGGCCATCCGATCCTACATTGCCGCCAGGACGGATCCACAAGCACAAGCTGGCCGTGGCTGACATCGCCATTGAAGGACTGACTGTTTTCCGAATCCTCAACACATACCAACGGTTCGACTGTTGGCGTGTTCATAATTGCGGCACGACGACCATTCAAGTTTTGCTTCAGTTGCCCGATGGCAGCGCTGACAGGCAGTTTGTTGGCCCTGGAGGCTGCCGGGCTTTCAGAAGGCGCCAGGATGGCACCTGGGCCACGCGCTGGCCTAACGGCGGCTTCTGCTACCATTTCTTCCCTTACTTCCCGGGTGACGTGCCGTATTTCTCCGAAGGACCGCCAAGCTGGCAGGCTCCAAACACGTCGGCCTTTCTAGCTTTGGAACGGTCGGCTCAGGCCAATAACGTGGCAAACCCGTTCATCATGTTCGACTGGATGCACACGATGGGCTCCGAGATCGACCCGGATGTGAACCACGACGTCCGGCAGGTCTACAACACATACGCGGATCCGGGCGACTTTCGGCAGCAACTTGGTGACCTGGTGTTCACTTGGGGGCGGGCTCAAGTGCAATACACTATCGACCCAAACGCTTCAAATCCGACTTTTGAAACCTATGAAGTAAACTTCCCCGGTGTTGGCAGTTTCCTGCAGAGGTTGCACGATCTCGGCGTTACCGTTGTTCAGAACCCGACAAGCATCACGCTGACAAGCCGGCGCGGCAACTTTCGGATCACACCCATTGATTGCAACATCTTCAACGACGGGGGTTTTATGGAGTGGGAGATCACAACCACGCCAAGAACGTTTTCAACGGTTTACCCAAACACCAGCAGTCAGGATGCGTTCTGGTCTTCAGGGAATGAGGCAACCATTTTTGAGAAGGTGATTGATGTCCGGCGCCGTCTGGCTGTCGAGGCCGGTTTCCTGAACAGTTATGACGAAGTTAGTGACATCAGTGAGGATCGTGTTGGATTGCTTAGGCTGACACCGCAAGGCCTAGCGTGCAGCGTTGGAAGCCCAACAGGAATTGACGGCAACCTTCTGATCGACTTTGAAAGCTATGCCGAATCAAACCAGCTTTACATACGCAGCCGAAACAGCGGATACGGCGTCGGCGCTTGGCAAAACTTCTATTTTTCATCCAGCGACAGCACGGTTTTGATTGGGCCATCAAGAAACGCCGGAGGGACTTCGCCCGGCATTCCTTGGCAAAACCTGTTTCCAACCAAAATTGGCGCAACAATGCCAACATCGTCGCTTCTGTACCAGGGAGCCATTAACACGGCTTACATCCCACCAGGAGGACCTTGGGGATTCTCGTCCGGCAATTACGACAATGAATTGATGCGTGCGGTCCACGGCGATCCGAATTATGCATCGAACTACGGATTTGAGGCTGATTTTTGGGTGAATAAATGGGGAGGACCAAACGGTGTTGACGCCTCGGTGCGAATACCTGGGAGCCCAAACGCGACACCGAAATATGCTATCAGACCAGATGGCCCAAACTCGTCTTTTGTGACCTCTGTTCAGGTTGCGACGGAAGACATTTTCAAAGATGAACGAGGGGCAAGGTTTGCTTCTACAGTACCGCTGCCACAAGTGGGCGCGCCATCTAGTTATGGCGATTCACTGACCTCAATCAAGTTCGACCAGAATGCGAGCGTGACGAATACTTTTGCGGTGCCTTACATTCCCATACTGGTTCAAAATGGAGGCCCAGGCTGTGGCCCATTTTTCCACAAGATCCCAAAAAGCGCCTGGCTGTGGAATCTGCTTCAATGGCGCCTCGAATCTTGGACAAGATCGACCTGCCTTTGCACGATGGACAAGGCCCCGGGACTGCCCGCATTCTTTGGGACAGGATATGAGCCCGACTTTGACCTCGACGCCTGGTATCTTGATCAAGCCGGATACGATTTGCTGACCGGCTATGGCGTCCAATGCTACGCCAGCCAGGACAGTTTTGGCACCGATTACTGGTTTGTTCCGCCTCAGAATCTTCAGACATGGTGCCGGCGGTTTGGGTTTACATCGGGCAACTGGCAGACCGAAAACGGGCAGCCGACCGAGTTTCCGGCAGTAGCAGCCACCAGGGTCAAACCTTACCGCAGTTATTCGGAACGCGAAACGCAATCGCTTGTTGGCTACTTCGACGTTACCACCAGCCAACAAAAGTACCTCACCCTAAGCCTGGTCGACCTCAAAGGGATCTAGTTCTTAACCCGTCGATAACCCTGCCTCCACAGGATCTTACCGAGCCATTGCCCGTGGCGGTCGACTTCATCCTCATTCCATTCTGGGTGCATGTGGTGCAGCAGCTCATGCACCAGTACTTCAAGTCGGTACTTTTCGCCTAACCTTGGGTCGATCTCGATACGGCCATCTCCGACCCATGCAATTCCATCGGCTCTGAATCGTTTGAGTTTCCGTTCCGTGATTTTGATTCTGGGCGTTGCCATAGTGCTTGATTATGGAGTGAAATAATGCTTGCAATCATCCGTGAACATTGTTCCGGCACGACGCCGTGTCATGGCTATCGGATGCTCTCATGGCAACCGGGCCAACCGTGACGCGCTGGCTGCTGCCCTGTTGTTCCGGGAGCAATACAAACCCGATGAAGTGATTCACCTGGGTGACGCCTACGACCTCGCCAGCCTCCGTGCAGGCTCTCTGGCCAATCCTGACGACTCGGATCATGCCGACGACTATCTCGACGACATCGAATGTGGTCGAGAGTTTCTGAACGCCTTGAGGCCGACCGTTTTCATCCTCGGCAACCATGACCAGCGTGCGCTGAAATACCTGCATCACCACAATACCGTGGTGCGTGGTTTTGCCGAGGCCATCTGGGACAAGATGAAACAACCCATTGAGAAGCACGCCCGGGTGTTCATCAAACACCACGACGTGTTGCCCAGGAGCTGGTACACGCTCGGCGGCTACAAGTTCGGCCATGGCCTTTTGTACTCCGAGAACTTCCTGCGCGACACCGCGGAGACTTGGGGCAACACCGTGGTGGCCCATGCCCATCGCGCAGGGATGGCTACGGGACGCCGGAGCGACCATCCGGTGTGTCTGTCGCCGGGAACACTTGCGGACGCGCCTTGCATGGATTACGCGCTACGGCGAAGGGGTACGCTGGCTTGGTCCCATGGCATCGTGTTCGGCGAGTACACCGACGACAGCGCCCAGCTCTACGTCCACCAATGGTCCCAGGGAGAAAAGCTATGGAATCTGCCGAGCTTCTAAAACGCATCAGGGACGAGCTAGGGAAAAAGCTGCAGGTGCCCGATTGTGAGTGGAAAACCGCTCGGCAGTGGGGCATTGTGTGGGGACTTGGACCGGCGCAGACCAGCAAAATGATTTTGCAAGGCATGGAGTCCGGCTTGATGGAAATGCAACGATTCCGAGTTTCAACACCCACCCGCGGATCCTACCCAATACCACACTACCGGCAGACCAAATGAGCGACATTGTATCCAGCACCATCCAGGAACGCGGCAAAGTCTATGGCGAGCCACACCATAGCCACACCAACATCGGCCTATCCTGGACAGCCATCATCCAGCAGCACTACGGGATCACTCTGCCGCACGCACTGCCGACACACCTAGTGGAACTGATGATGGTAGCATTCAAGGTCCAACGCAGCGCCCGGGTGTTCCATGCCGACAACTACGTCGATCTCAGGGCTTACGCAGCGTTCGCGGAACACGCTCAAGAGCACCCCGGAGAGCCCTACGTTCCCGAAAAGTGACCCTTGTTTGACCCGCGTAAACATTGGGTTTTCTTCAAAATCTACAGAAAAAAGGTTTTCTCTGTAGACGTGAGGCATGATCTCGTTCATCTTGATCACGTCGAAAGCAACAACAGCAAACCAAAGCAAAACATGAGCAAGACGATCACGATCCAACTTCCCACCGAAACATCCTACTGGGGCAGCACTGCAACCGAGGCTGACGTTTACCGCATCATCGGTAATTTGGAGATGATGATCCGAAGCCAATTTCCGGATGTGGACATCGA